GTTGTGATGCTTTATTAGAAGTAATATGTGCTTCTTCGGTAAATGGTAATGTTATTATATCACCACTTTTTGTAACATTAGATGATATACCAGTATTAAATTGCATATCAAAATAATTTGTTCTATGTGTTGGTCTTGCAATACCTTCTGCTTGGTCTACTGCAATACCATAGTCTGGATGGAATACATCTCCAACTCCATGGCCTTTAAATGGGTCGACAACAAAACCAGATTTGAATTTATCAAATCCTTCGTCATCTAAAACTTGTAATGTTTCTGTTTTTTCTTCCAACATAGAAAGTGATACTGCTGTTTCTAATTGTGTTAATCTTCGTTGCATACCATCTATATCTCTCATGGTATATCGTCTATGTTGTACTAATTGTGATTGTATTTCTCCTACATCTGGAGTAAATGCTGGTACAAATATTTCTGCAACCTCAATTGCGTTATCAACTTTTGCACCTTTCTTAGGTGCATCGGAAGGTTCACCTGTTACTATAACGAATTCTCCTAATGCTGTTAAGAACAATCTATCAAGTCTTGCAAGATAGTGTTCATAATCCACTGTAATGTTTGAACCAATTTTTGCTAAGTCTGGATTAAAAGAACCATTACCTTCAAATGCAGACGAACTGTATGACATTGGTAAAGCACTAATTCCAGAAATATTATTTGTAGTTCCTACATCAGCTGATGGTTGTGTAGTCAACAATCTTGCTACAACTGGTCTATAGTCGATTGAGTCTGCAAGATGGAATTCACCATCTGCATCAAAGGATGCACTTGGGTCAAATCTATCTGCAACATAACTTGGTATTTCAGCAAATGCAAGAGTACCATATGAATTACCTGTAAATACATTACCAGCACCAGAATGTGTAAAGAAATCAACAATAATCATTAATGGATTTGTTGGTGCTGGAGCTCCTGTTTTTCTTGATATTTTAGATATGTCATAAAAACTATCTCTTTGACCATCATCAAATACAAAATTGTCTGTAATTTCTTTTGAACCATTTGATAAATTACTAATTGTTCCAGCTTTTGCAACTCCATCTATAAAGGTTATTCCCTCACCTTCTTGAAATTTACCAGAACCATCTTTGTAGTAAAAGAAACAAGTATTAGAATCGTTTTCAATTAAAATACCTCTTGCATTTGAAACATCACCAATAACTTCTACACCACCTGTAGATAATGCATTACTTCCAGCATCTGCTGTATATGTAAATGATGGTGGGACTGGAGCTGTTGATGCAGTTGCACCACCAGATGATATTGCGTTACCACCTTCGAATATTCCTCTTACTTTAAATACATCTGCAACACCTAATGTAATATCTTGGTGTTGATATGATGTTCCATAATTTGCAGTTGAGTTTGCAGTATCAACATTTAATACTGCACCTTTAACTAAGGTTTTAGATGATTCTGATACTGAACCTCTTTGTACTGTTACAATAATTTTACAATTTGTACTATTAACACCTACATCAATATCTACTGAACCAGTATTTGAACCATTACTGATTGATAAATCACTTGATGTTAAAGATATTTTTGCACCATTATCACTTCTAGATGCATGGTAATCATCTTCACTAAATGCAACAAATGTTCCATCGGATGATGTTACTGTGCATATTCCTGTTCCACTTGATTGTACTATTACTTCTCTTCGTACTACTTCTGTTTCAATTGAAATATCTTTTATACCAGAGTTAGGTAACCCAGATATTGCAACTGTTTGGTCTGGTTTGTAGAATTTTGCTCTTTGTCTTACGATTGCACCACTAATAACATCTGAGGTTGTTCCAGCAATATCTGTGACAACTACTGTATCGTTGTCTGTTACTGACACTACAGATGTAGTTGCACCATTTGAAAGTAGTAAATTATCACCTTCGACAAGTTCGTTAGTAAATACAGATGCAATACCTGTTATTGTATCATTACTTGAATCACCATCTACTGTAACTGTTCCACTTCCTGTCAATGTAAAGTTGTCTTCTAATACGACATCTCCACCAAATTCTTGGAATACACCTGTTCCTCTATCTTGATGTACTCTTCTTATTCTTCCTATATCATATGTTCTTATTGCACTAACTGCTACACCACCAGATGAGTTCTGGTGTTTTCTTAATGTATCACTTGTATTAAATGTTCCTACAACACTGTGTAGTAAAACTGTTGTTCCACTTGAAACTGCTTCTGCAACAATACCTGTTGCACCAGATACAGTTCCTTTTACTTTCATTCCTTTTGATAAGGATACCGATGCAGTTGTTAATTTAGTGAACATTTGCACATCAAATAAATGTACTGCATCACTTGATGAATTAAACTGTTCGAATGCTCTTACTCTTGCAAAACCTATTTTATTTCCACCACCATCGTCACTTGCAACTGAACCTTTTGCAGTGTCCATAAGTGTAACTGTTGAAAATGCTTGTAGGTCACCAGTATCACCTATGTCTGGTAAACCATATACATTATTAACTTTTAAAAAGTTTCCTATTCTAAATGCAGATGCAACATTATCTTTTGATGCAGTTGTTCTTGCTTTATCAAATGTTAAGAATGAAGGTGTTTGTTTGTCTACTTCAAATCCTCTTACATAAGATTTACCAGCAGATACTACTGCAATAAATTTAGAATCATCTCCAGCTGGAGATGATGTTGAAGTGTATACACCATTATTTGATAAGTCATTTAAGTGTTCTCTATATGCAAGAGTGAAAGGTTCTAAAGTATAGTCACCAGACTCATCAAAAGTTCTTCGTGCAAGTGTTTCTTGTATTCTGTTATATTCTGTAATCTCTTGTTTTCTAACTACTTCACCAGCAGCTAATCTCATTAATTCAATAAAGTCTGTTGAGTCGGTTGCAGTTAAAGATTTCTTTGCAAGAGATAATGTAAATGTAAGTCTGTCTGCGCCTGGAGCGTTTTCATTTGATGAACCAGCTGCATTATCTAGTAGACTTGTATCTTCTGTATATGTTGTAAGTGTTTCTGCAATATCTACACCAACCTTGTAGGATGGAGTATTAGAATATTTTTCTAAAATAATTGTTTGAGCAGGCACCTTGACAAACATACCTCTAGTGTATATAATACCTTCGGATATACTTGCAGACGAACCTGCCGTAGACCCTACATTAATAGAACCTGCTATTGAAAAAACTTTAAATTGATTATTAGAACCAGCAGATGTATAACCACCAAGACCATTAGTGTCTTGTGTTACTTCATCTAATATTTCACCATCTTCAAATTCTGTATAAAATGTAGAACCAGAGTTACCTGTTGCTTGATATTTAATATGAAGTGTTAATGGGTCATCTGTAGTTTTCTGACTTGTATTTAAAACTTTACCTACAACTCCACTGGTTGCACCTTTGTAAAATTTACCAACTGAGTCTACACGAAAAGATTCAGCAGCTGAAATACCACTTCCATTTGGATTTGTATCTTCAATCTTTACTCCAAAATATTGATTATCATAATTAGTTCTTGCACCAAGGATGATTGCACCCTCTTTAAACATGTGAGAACCAAATCTTTCAATCTGATTTTGAAGTATTGATTGTAATTGTGTTAGTTCCCTAGCCTGTATGGCTGCTGATGGTTTAAACAAAATTCGATGAAAATTCTTCGAATCTGCATAATCATCATAATAAGGACTAACATTAAGGTCTGTTTTTTGAGCCACTGTTAGTTATCCTACATTTCAATTATTAGTTTAATATCCTCAATCTGGTCAGCTGCCCTTGCTACTGCACCACGATTTTCTAAATAGACAATATCCCCAGAGTTTCTTGCAACTTCTGGATATGCACCACTTACACCACCACTTGAGATTACTCCCTTAGATGTAGAACCTACATGAACTGTATCAGCTGCAGAAAAACTATTAAAGTTTCCAACTGAATCTACACTTGGTAAAAAGTATATGTATCTGTTTGTTGCATCTATAGAAACAACTTTTCCTGTTGCTGTTCCAGCTACAACTGAAGCTGCATTTGCAATAGTGTCATCAACTACTGGCATTGTTGCACCAGTGTTTAATGTTATTCTATTTAATGCACTTAATGTGGTTGCAGTTGATAAAGTATTACCACCAGCATCTGTTGGATTTACTATCAATCCTATTTGTCTGAAATCGTTATCTGTTGGGAAGTCACCAGAACCTTCTGCGTATTCTAATCTAGAGTTTGCAATAACATAGTTTCCACCTAGTTCTTCTACTGGGTCTGCACCATGTCCATTCTTAGGACTTATAATTATGTCAAATACTGCACCAGTTCCAGAAGAACTTGTTGCAGTTTGAAGTAAAGTATTATCTATACTTGCAACTGAGTATCCACTACCCACTGCATTTACTGTTACTGCTGTAATTGCATTAGACGATACTGTTACTTGAAGTTGTCCACTTGCACCATCTCCACTGATTGCAACATTATAGTTACCATCTGAACCATAAGAAGAACCACCTGTTGTGACTCTTGCATGTTCTATAGTACCATCTGTTGCACCATTCTCTACATCCCATTGTGCAGAGTTATCATCTGAAGCTGCAGTTCCTAGTCCACCAACATCTCCATCTACCGCTGCTTTTGCACCAATAGTTTTTACTGGTATAAAATCAGATGTTACAAATTTAATAACATCGGATGCAGATATTGAAAACATAAATTTCCACTTATATCCATCTGCTGTTGTTAGAATGTTTGTTGAAGTACCTGTAGGCATTACTGTTGAGTTTGCACCACCATTGTTTGAGATTACTTTATATACATTGTAATCACTGGTAACAACATAGAATGTTGATGCCCATAAAGTTGATGCACCACTAGTTGCAGTGTTGCTTGAAGTATAATTATGACGATACTCGTCATATGCTGTGCCTGATGTCCAGTCTCTTCGGATAATGGCATGACTTACATCTGTAGATGAAACTTTCTTCAAAGCAACCATATTTGCATATGCATCATACTCATCATTTAGAGAGTCTACTGGAGTAGGCGGGTTGTTATCATCTGTCCACGATAAAGGTCTTCCAATAAACATATACATTGCATTACCAGATTCGGTTGCACTTTGTTTGAATTCCTTTGCATTGTGGAGACGAAATTTTTCGGTAATTATCGCTGCCATTTTATCCTTTCCTCTAAGTTAAAAAATTAATACTAGTAAGTATTTATATGTATTTATACACCAGATTGTACAGAAGCTGGGTAATTTAATATCATTGTCCTACCTACATGTTCCTGTAAATCAGAAACACTTTCTTTTGGATATAAAGTACTTATATCACTAATTTTAACACCTTCATAAGGTGCTTCATGTAGAATCCTTCCACCTTTTGAACTTTCATAGTCTGAATGTCCATTTGGAACACCATTTTCCATAAGGATTAAATCACCTTTATCAAAGTTGTTTCCTTGATTAGGTGTAGTTCCAACTGCGTTTCCAGATTCCAATCTAAGTCTATCTTCAATCTCAAGTGTTTGAGAGAAACCTATTTTTGCAAGGTCACCTAGTGTTGGCCCTAGTCTTTCAACTGGTTCACCAAATGATATTGCGTTTTCTTGAATCAGTCTACTATCATCTTCGAGGACAAGTGTATCTTGTTCTTCGGTTTTTATGAAGTATGAACCCAAGTTATATGACCTTTCAGTCACAAATCTTTCATGTTTTTCTGTGTCTTTATCTAAGTTTGTTCCATAATCAAAGTCTTCTAATGCAAGTCTACCACCATCTTCTAAAGTTAATTCTTCGGTTGGGTCTACTGACCATAAATCACCAACATAATAATGACCATCTGTAGTATTATATGAATTATATTTTTCTGGTTCTGGTTCTGCCATTAAGAAACCATAGTCAATCTCTTCTATTAGATATGAACCATCTTCTGTTACGATAAACTCTTCATCGACATTTGCAACTGAGTTAATTCTTTTTGCATCGGATGGAACTAAGTGATTACTATTTCCTGTTGAAAGGTTATTGATTATAGAATCACTGGTTGCACTCTTAATTGTTTCACCCCAATCTAATCCACCTGTATATGCAATCGTAGTTGCATTTGCACTACCTCTTAATCCTTGTTGATTTAAATCTTCTTTAGATATTGGAACTACTGTTAATGTTCTACCAGATTTAGTATTTGCACTTGCAAATGTTTTTAATATTGTAATGTTCTTTCTTTGTTGTCTGTTTGCACCTTCATAGAATTCAGATGCTTTAAAGAATGCATTAGGGTCAAGTGTTCCTGGCGGGTCATACTCATTATTAGGGTCAACCACTTGGTTTTGAGGTGGTGTAACTACTGGAGAGTTATGTCCTATGTCAACTTTTACTATTCCTTCATTAACATGATGCTCTTCTACTGTCGTTGCAGTAAAGTGTGTTGTTCCACCAGATTCATTTGTGATTGCTTCAGTTGTAAAACTTCCTAAATTTGCACCAAGTGAATCTGAACCTTCCCAAACAATAATAAACTTATTGACTGTATCGTGTTCCATGACACGACCTAACTTACCAGATGATGCACCTTTAACTGTTTGACCTATTGTAATTGCATTGTTTAATGTGGTATAATATAATCTAGTATGTGCATAGTGTGGTAGTATGTCTACTTCTTTTACAACTTCATGACCATGTGCAGTTACATTTGCACGAATAATTCTATCGTATAATCCTACATCGGATTCTGTAATATCTTCTCCAACAATAAATGCTTGTCCAGAACCTTGGTCTGTTTTAACACTTGCATCTGTAACTAAATTAACAATTGCTTTTGCACCAGATGATGCACCAACAATACCATGCACAAATTGTATACCTGTGTCTGATTGTGCTGTTTTCCAAGCACCCCCAGTCTCCATAAAGAGACTATAGATACCTGCTCTTCCACCTTCGGATGCAAGTTGTTTTATTGCAGTATTATCTGGTCTGATTTGGTCAATAACTAATGTAGTAGAATTACTTGAGATAACTCTACCTGTAATAGTTGCAATGTCTCCACTTGCAGTTTTAAATAAATTTTGTGATACTGTTTCTCCAACAGTAAATGTTGTTGAACCAGAAGGTGACATGTCTGTTGTGCTAACTGTCAATGATAATCTATCGTCTGCAATAAATCTTTCTGTTACTGCAACACCATCACCACTTTCTAATATTACATTTTGTTCTTCTGCATAGAATACATCTTCTTCTCCAGATGCAACTGTTCCTTCTTCTAAAATAATTTTTGCTGGGTCAATCTTTGAACCAATATAAAGTGTTGGTATAAATGACCTTGTAATTCTATCACCATCAAATCCTTCGGTATTAGAACCAGAACGATATGTTTCTGCACTACCATCTATCTTATTACTGATTGCAACTTCACCAAAGAATATTGTACCAGCTGGGTTTAGTAATTGTTGTACCACTGAACGATACTTGTTAATACTTTGACCAACTTTAATTACATATGAAAAATCTTGGTAGAATAATGAGTCTTGAATTCTTTGTGCAGTTACACTTGGGAAACCTATATCACTTGTATAGTTTCCATCTACTTTAGATATGGGACTATTTTTTGCACTAACTGTTGCTGGGTTTCCTTCTAATATAGTAAATGTTTTTCCATCGGATACTGTAACATCTTCTCCTAGTTTAAAGAATCCTGTAATGTCTTCTAATGAAATAACTCCAGTATCACCATTAAATGATTGTATTGTTGCAGTTGCATTACTAATACCACCAGTAACAGTTGCACCAGCAACTGGGTTTGCACTCATTCTACCTATTATAAAATGATGAGCATAATTTGGAATACCCTGTGATTTATTAAAATGATTTCCAGCTTCTATTACTCTTAGTTTTCCTATTGAACCAATTGAATCACCATATGGTAAAAGTCTTGCACCCACTCCTGTAGTAAAACTATTTTGTATTGAGGTTGCTGTTGCACCAGAGGCTGAACCTGTTAAAGTACTTCCTACTGTAAAGGTAGTTGTATCAGTGGTAGTTTGTAGTTTAGCAATAACAAGTTTTTTTGCACCTTTGTCATGGTCGACTAATTTACCTGTTGTAGTTCCAGATGTAATTGTTTCTCCTATTGTAAAATTAGGAGTTGTGGTTTCACTATAGAAAACCTCTCCACCAACATATGCTTGTGGAAGTGAGGTATATCCAATACCACTTGTTGTAATTCTGACTCTTGCAATTGCACCTGTTGGATTTGCACCAGACTGGTCAAATAACAATTTGTTTTCTCCAGTTGATTGCAATCCATCTTCTAAAATTAAAGTAGTTTCTTCTGGTTCTGCAAATACTTCTATAACTGTTCCAGCTGCACCTACATAATTTGCATGTCCATTTTGTGCATAAGTTCCTGTAAAGACAATTGATTGTCCATTAAGACCTACATTTGCACTTCCTCTTACTTCTTCAAATACTGAAAAAGAAACACCACCACCTTGAGATGCAATTGTCTGTGATGCATCTGACCTTTTAACTCTGACTAAAACTTTGTCTGGGTCATAAACTAATAAACTATTATGTTTATCTCGTCCAGAGAATGTTGTTTGTCCACTTGTTGCAGTAAATTCAAATGAACCAAATGTTGTTCCAGACTCTAAAAGTATATCTCCAGAAATAGATGTAACCTCACCCTGTGCAAGTGTTCCACCACTCCCTGTATTATCGAAGACAACTATGTCTCCATCGTTATAACCTGTTCCTCTAACTGCTGGGTCAATTATAACTTTTTCTATTTTACTATCTTCTACATTACCTACTAATGCTTTTGCAGCTTGTCCTACACCTAATTCTGATTGTGGTAAATTAACAACAACATTTTCTGATTGTGTATATAATGAACCAGTAGATGCTTCTTCTGATTTCATTGAACCACCAATTACAGCTTCTGTATTTACAGTATTAACTGTTTCTCTGACTATGATAGGTGTTTTACCATGGACTTCGTTTATACTATTGTCTGTTTGTGTTGCTGTTTCTAGAAGAATAAGATTGTTTGTTCCAGCAACCAAACTATCAGTTGCAGTTTCTAATTGGAATCCTTCGGAATCATCTGACTCAGATGAAACAAATCCTGTTCCAGATTCCATTTTTATAAGAACTGAACCACTTGTTTCGTCCATGTCGGAAACAATACCTCTAACTGTTGCACTGTAAAATTTAAGTGGATTTGTTCTTGATTGTAATTCTATTGTATCACCGATTAATAAACTTCCAGTATAGGGCTCCATGATTACTACTTGGTAAACATTGTCTCCTTCCCCACTCGTTGCTCTTGTAATTGTGTCTGCTTGTATTTCAGTGATTATGTTTTGTTCGTTGTTTCGTTTTACTATTTTACCCTGTGAGTATTCAAGTAAATTGTTTGTTGAAAATAAATTCAATATTGTTGATTCTGTCCATTTAGAATCAGATGGTTTTATCATGTTATCTCTAGGATAACTAACTTCTATATCTTCGTTATATAATACTCTGAATAAGAAATCATATGATGCCATACTACCTTTTGTTAGGTAAATATTATTAATGTGTTTTGCAAGTAATCTTTTATCTGCAATTATTTTTGAATCGATTGAAGGCATGAAGTCTCTTCGGAAGTATTCCAAAAAGTCTCCTGTAGTTTTATCAACATCTGCATAGTCTAATAAATTATTTGCAGCGAATAATGCACCACCTTCAAATTTATTTACCTTTGCAGTGTATCCACTATTTTGACCTACGATTGTTTCTGATGGTAAGAATTGTGATTCGGTAAATGTCTCTACATAAAGTTTGTTATCTACAGTTGCAAGAACATCAATTCTTGCAGTTGCACCAGATGTAGAACCAACGACATATTCACCTATCTCCCAAGACCCTGTTTGTGTCTGACCTACAGCATTTTGTTCGAATAATAATTTTGCTTTATCTAAAGGTGATGGAGAGAAGGTTGCAGTCTCTTGTAAGATTGCACCTTCCCCATCTTCCATTCCTATTGTCTCAAGGTCTGTGCCTTGTTCAAAGATAAGAATACCTTTCTCTAAGAAATCAAAGTATGCAGTTATAAACTGTTTAAAACCTTGGCCTTCTTCATTCATGTACTCTGGTAAGAGCTCATGAATTTGGTCGGTTATTCTATCATTGAGAATTGGCATTATTAATTATCCTTATGCAATAGTGTAAGAATTACCACCTAAAACAACCCAACCATATGTTGAACCAGTATACAACATTTGTACACTGTCACCAGCTGAATCAAGTTGCACATATGAACCACCAGTAAAAGTACCAGATGGAGTCACACGAACATTAGCACCACCATCGGATACTAATACCACATACTTGACTTGTCCAGTAGAACCATTTCCTAAAGTTAGGATATCAGTACCACTTGAACTTGAAGTAGCATAGTGTGCAAACTTACCTACTGTTGCAGTTGCAGCGTTTGAACTGAATGATACAGCTTCTGCTGATTGTGCAAATCCTAGGTAGTCTGGAAGGTTATTTAAAACATTACTGACTGAAACCTTTTTGTTTACTGGAGTTCCAGCTGGGTCGTCAATAACATGAAGCAAGTCTTCACCTGCGATGCCTGTACCTAAATCCGATAAGGCCGTTACTTTTTTATCTGCCATTTTAGTTTCCTCTCTAATTAAGCATTGTTAAAACCCACACCATGTGGGAATTCTACTTCATGCATACACATGAATCATAGTTTAGGAGTAACTAGACGAGGATGTATATCCCACCCCAGCACTCGTATCACCAGATGCGATGGTGTCTGTTGCACCAGTCACATTTATCAATGCAGTATTGATATCTAGAAGATTACTTCTAAATGCAACACTGTCATTTGAATTCGGTTTCACTGTAAAGTGAATTGTTTCATTGGTATTAGATGTTTCTGTAATATTAATACCTGTTGTTGTAATTTGTCCAGTGGAATAATTTACTGTTCCTGCTTGATTATCTGCATAAATTCTTTCTGCACCACTGAATGAATATCTTCTAAGATTTCCATTTCCATCGTCATCATAGTAGAAGGTATCTGTAAATCCAGATACAAGGAATCCTGTAGTATCTAATATACCACCACCAGCTTTGTTGTGTCCACTATGAGGATTGTAAAAGGCATTACCACCACCAAAGTCGATAGTGTATCCTTTACTCTGACCGAAAGTCGGAGTTATGGTTTTACGAAGTTTGACAGTTGTGATATTCGAAAGAATCGAGGATTCTGCACTGTCTATGTCTTTCGCTAGAACTGAGTGCCTAAAGATACCATCAAACCCACTTAAATAAGTACTGTCGTGTGTAACGATTGCAGCCCTTACAAGTGTTTCTAGTTCAGATACAGTTTTTGTTGTTGCTCTAGGATTGTACTTAAATGTAGTATTCACTAAAATGTCTATGACATCTGCATCAATCAATTCTGGTCTGACTGTCAACATATTTAGTCTTTTTAATTTGTCTCTAAGTAAAACTTTTTCAGAACTTGTTAATTTATTTACATTCTGTGCTGGTTTAATTGCAATGAATATTTTTCCATATTGTGGTGGATTATTATCTTCACCACCCCAGACTGAAATAGAATCTGCGCCTGGATATAAAGTTTGTAGTTTAGATTTATAATCGTCTACTGTAACTAATCTATTTTGTGAAGTATAGAATTTAGAAGCTGCAAACTTAATTGAGTCAATTGATTCTTTTCCTTTACCACCAGAAGAATTTACTTTGGTTATTAATGTAACATCATTATTACCACCAATTGAGTCGGTCATACTAAATACAGATGCACCATCTGTATGAACTTCATTACTAACAAGATATGAGATTGTAATTGTATCTCCATCTAAAGGTTCTGCACTAACAACACCATCACCAAAGTAAACTTCAAATAATCCTTGGTCATTTTCTTGTACATACCATACTGTACTATTTGAATTTACTGCACTTATATCTGTTGACCTTGACCATGCAGAAGATGAACCACCTGTTGATTGCACTGTAACTGTAATACTAGATGTGTCTACTAGTTCTTCTGTAAGTGGAAATCTTTGATTTTGTATTTGACCATTGTATGCAAATAAATCTGAATTCATAGTTCCTTGAGATATGTTAAGGTCTTCAAATTTAAATACACCATTTAAAGGTGAAATGGTTTTTGTTTCTAATAGTACATAAGGAAAACTAAATCCATCATAAACTGTTTTAAATTTATGTCCTCTATTAAGAGTTAATGATGTAGGTGTATTACCACCAATCAAAGGATTGTTAACTTGTAAATCTATTGTTGCTGTTGAAGCAGTTGCACTAGTAGGAGTATAACCAATTTCCTTTGCACGAGATACTACATTCTTTCTTATTTGTGCAGTGTCTAAAAACAATTCAGATGCAACCATGTTTGCATTGAATGCTGAGACATGTGAACTATATGCAAGAAGGTCTATTAGTAAACTAATATTACTTCCTTCGAAGTCATAGTCTTTAAGAGTCGTTTGACCCTTTAAATAATTTTTTAAATTGGATGCAATATCATCGAAATCTAAATCGGTAATATTGACTTGTGAACTTTTTACTGTTGCCATTTTATCTTACTCTCTGTAGTATTACTTCTAATTCCTGTGGTTCTCTAACACCTCTAACACCATAGTGTATATTAATAAACATATTATTAGACCTGTCTTCGTTTAAATATATTATATCTATTGCCACTCTTGGTTCATAATTTTCTATTGCTTCTGTAATTTGATTTCTAATTTCTAATTTAGTGATATCATCTGCAAGTTCAAATAGGAGTCCTCTTAAATTTGCACCAAAATTTGGTTTGAAAGGTCGTTCATAATCATTGGTTAACATAATATTTCTTAATGACCTTTTAACTGCATCCTTATCATACTTAAGAGTTAAGTCTTTAGAAGAAGGATGTGGAGTTAGATTTAAATCTATATCTGTATACCATCTTCTTGCAGTTATTTTATTTTGGTTTTGCATACTCATACTATTATTTATGCACCATTACTCAAGAGGTTAGAGAACTAACTGAAATTTCTTTTGGAAAACCAATTACTGATAAGAAAGTACAGAATGTAAATGGTAATGGAATTTCTGGTGGTATTAAAAATTCAATTAATTTACTAAGTATTGATAAGACTGATTCTAATAGTATTTGTGGTAAATCTTTTATAAAGGTTCTAAATTTTTCATATAACTTTTGTATTTCCCAATTAGGCATATCTATATTTTTTACTTCTCTAGTTTTATCTAAGTCAATTAAATCACCTAGAGTCTTTGGTAACACATCACCCAATCCTAAAAAAGATGGAACATCAGATACAAAAGGTATTTCAAAATTTAATATTAATTCTTGAAATGCAACACCTTCTTCTTCTGCTTGTTTTTTTAAACTTTGAAATAATCCATCAACATCAAATTCATAACCACCTGCTGGAATAGACTTTAGGAGTCCCAGAAAAAAACCAACTTCAGCTGGTAAACTTTCTTCTAATAAGTCTATTATTTCATCGACTGGACTCTTACCTATTATATCTGACATTGCAGCTACTCCACCAGATTGTAAATATTTTTGAATCTTTTCACATATCTCTTTCCATGCTTTACTTAATTTAATATCTGGTGAATCAACACCATCTGTGCCATCCCAATTTTCTTTAGTGGTTTTACTAAGAAATAAATCTAATACTGGAGCTCCCTTTGCTTCAATCTGTTTTAATATTTCAGTTTTATAACTAGGGTCGGACATTAATCTTTCACAGTCAATTGAAATATCAAGGATTGGAATTGGAACTACTAAAGGAACTTTAAGAAACTCTGCAATTTTAATGACTGGAAATAATTTAAATTCTTCTATACAACATTGTATCTTACCTTCCCACTCTAACTCTGGAATATCTAATTCTTTATTCCAAGAATGAGATAAAGGGAATGCACCTAAGATATCTTCAATTGGTTTAATATATTCCCAACCAAAAGTATTACCAATAGAGATTATTATTTGTTCTAAATCGTCAGCAGTCGGAACAATTACCTGTGGACATGGAATTGGTTGTGATGTAGTAGTAGACATTAATCGTACTTAGTACCATTGATTGACACTTTACCTTTTAATTTAATTGCACCACCAGAACTAATATTACAATCAGCATCGGTATTAATAAAGACATTACCACCATCATTAGACTTACCTTTTTTAGCATTTAAAACATAACTACCATTCATAAGTTCTATATCGGCATTACCAGCAATTAATATTTTTTTATCCTTTAAGATAATCTCATAAGAATCATTAACTACCTTCATAGTTTGTGACCCATCAGCAAGGACTTCTAAACGAGTTCCAGACCTATGATATAAATGCAGTCTTTCAGTCTTAGGAGTATCATCTAATTCTAGAACATGACCAGACTCAGATTGTATTACATGATTGTAAGGATATACTGGTTTAACATTACCCCTACGAGGAAGTTCTTTGACTTGACTTCCTTCGGTTTTCTTGATAAGATTATTTGGATAATCGTTTGGAGCTCCACCAGTGGTTGCAAGTTTATTTACATCGGTTCTCGATAATTTAGTATAGGAGTCCAAAGGATATCTTTCACCCTTCTCTGGATTAACAATCAATGCACCACTCCCATCCTCTCTTAAGTCTATCTCAGTAGGAATCCTAGGAGAAGTATCTAATGCACCAAACAGTTGCCAGTTACGACCATTAGTACTTGCTTTAACACCATCTTTTGATTTGATATAATCAGACTGAGTATCTCTGCGAGGGTCATTGAATCCATGTTCGGCACTGCGAGGAATTGCTTTAGTTGAGTCACCATTCGGAATTTTATAGGTATCATTCGGTAACCCAAACAATGAACCCATAACTACAAAGTCTTGCATATCCTGTTCATCTCGGAACATCCCCATGACAGTTGTACCTTCAACTAAACCATGCGGAGACATACCTAGACCAGACAAGGATGCTGTAGAGGTCGGCATAAGGACATCACTCCAAGGTAAGTCTGGAGTTGCAATAAGTGTTTTGTCATCGGTGTGTAACCCATAAATTCGGACACGCACTCGACCAACTTCTAAGGGGTCATTTCGGTCTTCGACTACACCTGTATAGAAGTTTGATTGTAATCCTGTAAATTTTGCCATTATTCTAATTCCAGTAATTCCCTGTAGAGTTTATCCTTGGGGTCTATTATTTTAATTTTCGGTTCGTGGGATAATATATTATTTGATAGAGTTTCTTCATTGTCATTTAATTGTATGTAAGAACAAATAATCAGTTCGTCTCCCACTTCGGTCAAATGAGCACCAGCACCATTGACTGACACTGCATTTGAACCTCTGGGTAATGGTAGGACATAAGTTGTATGTCGGTTACCATTGGTTTTATTATAGACATCTACCTGTTCATTAACTAGGAGTCCCACCTCATCAATCCAGTCTTCGTCTATAAGTATAGAACCCTCGTAATCTAAATCAACCTCAGTGCAAATTGCACCATGTATCTTTGCATTTAAAAAAGTTCTAATCATACTAACTTCCTTGTATCCAACACACTGGGTAGACACACCAATAGGGATTAAATATTCCTAACATCCATAATATTAATATGAATAAAGGTATCTGCACCCAGAGTTTATTTTTTGACCACTCTCTGAATCTTAGAGCATATGGTACAAGTTTATTATATATCCAATTTGTCATTAAAATATCCAAAATAATAAAGCAGTAATTATTACTCCTTTCATAAAACAAATCCATGACAATTCATAAGTATCTATTTCCATTAAATCAATAAATTTATACATCATTTCTTTATGTGCAGTCATTATTTTTTCTAACATATATTTCTCCTATGTTTATTCCATTATATATTTAGTAGGAGTCCCAGAATATAATCTAGGAGTCCCATAATAATATAAAAGCTTTTATTATTTTTAATAAAAACTTCCCACGACTTTTTAGGGGGTGGCAAAGGGCATAAAAAAATACCCTAGGAGTCCCAAAACACTGTGGCTATTCCTCAGCAAACCCTTCGTGGTCTTCATAGTTATCTAAGTTGACTTGATACCCATCGGTGGTGACTGAGAGTTGCGTCTCTAAGGCATCTGGAGTTCCCAACCAAGTAATACCTTCTACGAGCATCCTACCATTATGTGTCACTTCATCCTTCACCATGGTACTCGGAGTTGGTTGCTTTAAATCTATATTAATTACCATCCCAGCGCTTAGATTCGTTCTCCCAGATATCTGAATGTTCATTCTATTACTTGCAAAGAGGCGCTCTACTCTATCTCTATCGAATTTAACTCTCTCTGTACCATACATATGACTGTGACCACTGATATTAATCCCTTGACCCATGGTAAAAGGGTTGTTATAATCAAAATTAATCGATGCACCATGGTTTTCTATGATACTGTCACCCTTAAATGCATCAGAAGCGGGGTCTAAGACAGTTCCAACACCCCCATCTGGTGGTATTTTAATGTTTTCTACACCTAATCGGAAGTTTGGTGCAACACTGAAAGCATTTTTCTTCTTATATTCACCCTCTGAGCCCTCTGTTAAAGGAAATTGCTGAGTAAATTGACTATCAATGGTCACTAAAGTCTTGTTTTTTGGGTCAAATACCTGTATACTACCACTGTAGAGGCCCATTTGATGGTTATGAATGACATTATGTGTGTTATTCTTGTTGAAGGAGAGTATATCATTACCTCTACCTTCTACAAAGTCGTAATTAAAGGAGTCATCACCATCTCCCATACGAGGAGAGAACTTAACCTTACCATTAAGATACTCTATACTCAACATAGATTCAACATTGTGAAATCTAAAGCCATTGAGAGCAGTCTGATAGAAGTAATAAGAGTCACCCCAAGGTCTTGCACTCTCTGAGTCGTCACTGGTGTGGTCTCTCAACCACTCTAAGGTCTTATAGACACTCCAGTTAGGTACAATCATACCACTCTCATCGCCTGGATTTGCAAAGACACCGAAGTGGTTACCGAGTTCACTCCCCCCCTTCACATGCACATTCAAGCGGTTTTTATTCTTTTTAAAGTTTAATTTTTCTTCACATATTTTATTTAATATAGTCCCTGTCTTGCCTCTGTAGCACTGAGATATTCTCTGAGTTCGTGCAAGATATAATAAAGGACTACAAAATTCCAAAGAATATACTTGATTTTTAGGGTTCTCTATGTCTCTGTAATGATTTGTTACATTAAATATTCGAAATACTTGATTAATTTGCTGGTCTTCTGGGACTATTTCTTCTTCCCCTTGAATACCACCGATATGTATTCGAATATATTCTTGACCACTAAATCCGATACGATTAAATAAATTAATATTGTCTAAGAGTACGATATTCCCAGTAAGAAACATCTGATAGATACTCTCAGTTATCTGAAAAGATTGCATCATATTACTTACTTCATAGGAATTACCTTCACTATTACTAATAGTAATACTCTCAATACGATATGAATTAGGTTGATTTCTACCTACTAGCATTGCCATAGTATTATTCTCTTATCATACTCTTAAATTCTCTGAGTAATTGTGGTATCATCGAAGTCTTAATATACTTGATACTTCTCTTAGAATCATTAAAAGTCTGCTCATAGTCTCTATTGGTGACCATAGTAGTAGTCTCTGAGGTTGTTTTGTTGCCATCTGAGTTGATATAATGGTGTGGACTATCTGAAAAATTCCGAACCGAACTAATAATGAAACTTTTGGTCGACTGGGAGCCTGTGACAGTTTCATTATCTTGGAATATACCTTGGACATCATTGAGAATTAATTGCTTATTAGTAGGGTCTATCTTGGTGACATACCCAAATGCCGAACTGGTAGAACCTACTACCTTCTCTCCTTGGAGAAATTTGCTGTCCGAACTGGATACGATATCCGACTGCTGATTTGCAACCAGTGCTTTACCAGTATATTTACGACTAATAAATTTATCTAAGATTGATTGAGATTTTGGCCAATCATTGTAAGTTGCAAATTGGTCATTCACCATCCAGAATAGCCAGTATAAAGTACTATCTCCATACAGTTTAGATGCAAGTACATCTGGTCTGTCTTGGTCATTGACATAATAATATTCATACCCTGTAATAGCATCTTCTGCATCCGAACTGACACGAATATTACGAAAGATATCCTTTGCTTGAATTAAATTACCATCATCCTTGACATCGAAGTCAATAGTTGGAAAGTGTTTAAAATATTTCTCTGACATTATTAGTCTCCTTTCTTAAAGATTCTATACTTAGGTGTCACATTATATCCTGCTTCTTTATACATGTCTATGTCTAACTGTGTGAGATTTTGGTCATGAGACCTTCCTGGCGAGGTTTGCATTCTTACTTCATATTCACCAGCAAGATTAAGTCTTGTTAGAACCTCTTGTGCTTCTGCCATTGAACCATAAGTTTCTTGCTTAAAGAAACTACCAGTTGTAATTTTATTATACTCGTTTGTCTCTTCCACAGTTAAATTCTTTATACCACCTTCAAGTTCTGTTTCAAAGTTCCTAATTTCGTCATCAACATTTTGTGAATTACCTTTTGCAGCTGCAGATACTCTATTATGATATCTCAATCTATCTAAGTTGAGTATTTCTTGGAAAACAAGTGATAAAGTAATCCCATTAGGATAATGTTTTGGTATCTTTTCATTTTGAAATCCTCTTTCCTCTTGCTTATAACCTAAATTGTCTTCAATAAATGACATATCTTTACCACCAGAATAGTCAACATCACATGATTTTAGAAAACAATTTTGTGGATGTTCTATATTACCTAATATAGGCCCTTTGAAATTGATACTAAATTCAGCTGGCATTGCTTGTAATCTTTTATTATCTGCAAGTGGCATAGGTAACATCATCATCTTAAATACATGGATGATACGAGTTATTTCTTTTGCATCTTGAACATTATATGGGTTTAATTGAAAAGTATAACTATGGTCTCTGAATTCAACCCCACTAAAAGTATTAAATTTAGGTTTAGGAGCTACAACACCTGTTTGAAAACTTCTGGTTGAATCTAATCCTCTAGCTGCTTTTGCAAAAGCCTCATCTACTGCTGGTGCTATATCTCCAGCTGCTTCAAAAATACCTTCATTCATAAGAGTATTAAACATTACATCATTAAGACCGATATCTACTGCCTCATAACTAACTGACACAGTATCCTTCACATTGTTTGGAAAATATAATGCAATAGTGTAATCTTTTGTTGCAAATTTTGAATCTGCTTGACTTACTCCTCTATCTCCAAGAAATGATTGTTGGTCAATGGGAGTGTCACCTTCAGCATGGGGCATAAGCTTTATATTCTTAGGTATAGTTCTAAAAATAATCCAGTTATCTACAAATCTATTGTTATCTGTTGGAAATCTAAGAACATCTCTCCCTTTGGGGTCTGTTGTTGATACCCCAACTGTCATTGCTGAATCTCCTAAATTTTTTTCTATTGCTCTTCTGTTTTCTGCATTCTGTGATGCTTGTTCTGATATTATAGATGGAACATTAGATAACCTAATACCTGTTTTTAATGAAATTAAGTCCTTTAAGGCATCTTCTATTTTTGAATTAAAATCTAATCTTCCACCACTAAGTGCTGAATTTAAGTCTTCCTTGACTGAACCAAGTAATCTTGATTTAAGGGATTTGAAAAAGTTCATATAAATACTCTCTATAAGTTAATGTATGTATAAGGTATTTATATGAGTTACAAGGGAAGATTCAAACCAAAGAACTATAAAAAGTATAAAGGTGACCCAACTAAGGTCGTATATCGTTCTATGTGGGAATTAAGGTTTATGAAGTATTGTGATAAGAACGATTCTATTCTAGAATGGAGTAGTGAAGAGATTGTGATACCTTATCGTTCTATTGATAATAAAGTCCATCGATATTACCCAGACTTCTGGATTAAATACAAACAATATGATGGTACAATGATTCAAGAGATAATAGAGGTCAAACCTAAGAAACAATGTATCAGACCTAGTAAGAAAGGTAAACATTATGGTAAGTATCTTCGTGAGGCAAGAACCTATGCAATTAATGAGTCTAAATGGGATGCAGCGAGAGAGTTTTGTTTAGATAGAGGATATAGATTTAGAATATTAACCGAAGACCATTTAGTACCGAAATGATTATATTAAAACTATTATTGGGATTGGGTAATAGGGAAGACTTTACTCCTACACCCATGAACCTTTTTATTATCGGAATACTTTTGGTTGCAAGTTTTCTTGGAACTGTGTCATTATTGATTTATGTAGTATTGTCTATTATATAGCAAGAAAGACGAGGGTTCTTATGTTTCATTCGTCTTTCTTATCTCTTCCAGACCTAGGGAAGGGAGCGACCACTTCATTATTCTCCTGTCTGGGATTATCCCCTACGACCTATGGGGTTATGCCGTTACTTTATTATAAATCCATATCTCCTAACCTCACTTATAAAATATAACCTATGCAACTTCCAACATTGAAAGTGGAACTCTGTACAATTGGAGACCATTATCAGTAGGAAGTTCAACCACTGCCTTTTTGATTGCAATCTTAGTAATTGTACCAAGAGTTCGTTTAGTCTTTTGAACCACATAAACTTTTTGACCTACAAAAAGAGCAGCTTTAGTCTGTGCATTAACTACTTCCTTTGCAAGTTCTATAACCTCATTCAATTGAGATACAGAACTCAGTTTTGACAGTTCTTTAATTAAAGTTTTACTTAACATATTTTTTCCTCTTTGTTTAAATCATTTTTTGCAACTCTTCTTGCACCCTTAGAACCTGCTCTTTTGGAGATTTTTGCAGCTTTAGGAGAATAACCACCAGTGGTACGACCCCAAGTTCCTGCTTTTTTTCTACCAACTTTTTTATCTACATTGTTCATAACAAGAGTATTATACTAAAATATGTACCCACCTGTCAAAGTGGTATAAATACATATATGGCAGGATTATTCGACAAGTTAGAAAGAGAAGCCTTTAGAGGTGGAATCCAAGCAAGGACTAAAGAGTCCATGAGATGGTTTAGAACTCGTGTCTCTCAAATGAAGAGTGTTAATAGAACTTCATTAATGAAAGATGCAAGGAATAGAAAGAGGTTCATCTATGGTGACATGTATATGTACATGTATGACCCTAAACATAAACGAACTTTACCTTACTATGATAGATTCCCTCTTACAATACCTATAGAACCAGCAAAAGGTGGTTTTTTAGGGTTAAACTTGCATTATTTACCACAAACACTAAGAGCTCAGTTTTTAGACCAGTTATATGACCGAACAAATAACACTAAGTTCGATGAATCTACAAGGTTTAGTGTCACATATAAAATGTTAAAGGGATTAAGTGGTAAACCATATTTTAAAGCATGTGTAAAACATTATTTAACAAGTCAGATACGAAGCAGTTTTGCAATAGTAGACTCAGCAGATTGGGAGATTGCAATCTTTCTACCAACTGAATCATTTAAGAAGTCTTCTATGGAGAATGTCTGGAAAGAAAGTAGGAAGAAAATAAGCGGATGAAAATAGATAGATTTAAAGCAAATATAGATGGATTGCAAAGAAATAATAGATATAATATTGCATTCTTTGGTACTGGTGCAAAAACATCTGGTATTAATATTAGAGGACTAAGATGTGATACTGCAACTGTTCCTGGCCGAGGATTCTTTACTAATGAGGAATCAGAATATGGGCCTAAAAGAGCAATCCCACATAAACCACAATATGACCAATTTGATTGTTCATTCTATTTAACTAATGACATGGAAGATAGAGAATTAATAGAAGGGTGGCAATCAAGTGTTAATGGTATGAGAAGTGGTCACTTTCACAGTAGGTTTCACGATGATTATGTTGGTGTCATAATGTTAGAAATGTTAGATAAAAGAGATTTAGTTAATTATCGTTGTATTATGACTGATGCATTTCCACTGCAATTGAGTGTAGTAAACCTAGGATATGAAAATGCAGACATAACAAAATTTAACGCACAATTTAGATATAGGTATTGGACTAGTGAATTTGTTAATTCAAACCAGTCTAATTTAATAACTGGATATCTCGATAAATACTTAACTAAAAAAGGTGTCGAGATTAGAGGTAGAATCGAAGACGCAATCTTCGGATAATGAAATAGGAGTATATTATGGCATTACCTAAAGTAAATACTGTAGAGTATTTTTGTAAATTACCTGTTTCTGGTGAAGAAACTAAATACCGACCATTCTCTGTAGGAGAACAAAAGGTATTACTTCAAGCACTGGAAGATGGAGAAACTAAAACGATATCAAATACTGTTGTCAATTTAGTTGATTCATGTTGTAGTTTAACAGAATCAAACAACAGTATAAGAGAACTTTCAAATACAGATTTAGAATATTTGTTCTTACAAATTAGAATAAAATCTGTAGGAGAAACAACTACAGTTGTACTTGGTTGTATTAAAGATGAATGTGATGGTCAAACTCAAGTTGATGTTGACTTAACTGAAATTGAAATACAAGGTGAAATTGGAGACAACAAAGTTATGATAACCGACAATGTTGGTGTTACACTTTCTGTCCCTAACTTTAATGAAGTCCAAAGTACAATTGGTGATATAAGTCAAATAGGAACAAAAGAACTATTTGATGTTGTAGGACAATCAATTCAATCAATATTTGATGAAGAGGAAGTCCATAGTAAAGGTGACTTTACAAAAGAAGAATTAAGTAATTTTATTAATGAATTATCAACAGAACAATTTAGTAAAATTATGGAATGGTTTAATGACCTACCAAAAATGGTTAAGAATGTATCATATAAATGCAGTAAATGTGAGACTGAGAATACAACTAGATTAGAAGGAATACAGAATTTTTTCGTCTAGCCCTTTCTCATGAGACACTTGCAAATTACATTCAAACAAACTTTGGTTTAATACAACACCATGGTTGGTCACTAAACGAATTGGATGAAATGCATCCTTGGGAAAGGGAAATATACATTTCCTTATTACTTGCTCATCTTGAAGAAGAGGAGTTAAAGATGAAACAACAACAGAACAGATAGAATAGGAGAGTATAATGTCTGATAAAGAAAGATTCAGTGGTGACATGAGTCGTAATGAAGTCGAAATAGACTTAAGCAAGTTTATGGAGATGGTTACCGAAAACAATGACCTCAAACAACAAATATTTGAGTTAACACATGATGATAAGGTTAATCCATGGCAAAAATGGATATTCCTTGCAAGAGCAGTAGATAGTTGGAGAATATGGCCTCGTGCATTCTTAAGTGTTTACATATTTTTAATTTACTTTGTAGTAATGTGGTTCATAGGATTAGAAGCACCAACAATGGAACAATCTGGTCTTATCAGTATTCTAGTTGGAGCTGGAGCTGCTTGGTTTGGACTATATGTCAACTCCGCTGCAAAAGAACATTCTACTAACAACGACAAATAGATAAATAATAGTATGGCAGAAGAACCTAAAAATATCAATTCTGGATTAGAAAAAATTCAACTGAATCGTATTATAAAGCAAGTTAAAGAAGGTCAAGAAGATGGTGCAAAAGCCATTGGAGAAACTTTAGAAGATGCTTTTGAAAAGGTTAATAAGTTAAATGTTGCAGATTCTAATAAGTTGAATATTGCAACTAAAGCTTCTGGAACTTTAGTAAAGAATTCTATTGATGATTTTTTAGACAAAAGTGGTATTAGTAACCTTACTGCAAATATAGAAACACTAGATGAATCTATCAGTGAAGTTAAATCTACTTTAACAAAAAATGGTCAATCACTTGATAATGCTGGACTTAAACAGTTAGAACAACAAAAGAAAGACCTTGAAGAAATACGAGAATATGGTAAAACATTGTCTGGATTTGAAAGGACTTTTGTTAAGTTTGCTGGTGGTACTTTTGAAGAAATGAAAAAGTCTATCGAAGAAGGTGGTAGACTTACTGGTGAAGGTATTGCAAAAGGATTTGGTAATGACCTTAAAGGTGACTTTGATAAATTATTAGGTTTCTTTGGCCCTGCTGTTGGTATCTTACAACAAATACCTTTACTAGGAACAGTCTTAAATTTAATTAAATCATCTGCATTGTCTATTCTTACTAGATTAACATTAGGTCTGAAAAGACAACTATTCTTTGAAGGTAAAGAAGATGCAAGAGAGGCTAGAAGTGTCAAAGTAGATACTGCAAATTATCGTTTAAATGCAAGAGCAGCGAAGAGAGACGAAATAAGATTCAGACAAGAACAAAAAGATAGAACTTCTCAAAGACTGGAAGGTGGTACAGGGGTTGGTAATGTTTCCGAAACAGATATAGATGATAAGAGTTTTAAATTTGGTTTTTTAGTTCCAATTTTAACCCTTGCAAGAATGTTTGGTATTGGAATAGGTAAAGGACTATCTGCAATTGGTGGTGGTTTTGCAATATTTGGACGAGGTTTAGCAAAAGCAGCTAAAGGTCTTGCAATAGGTGGTCTTGCAATAGCTGCTGGGTTAACTGCAATATTTGGTGCATTTATAATAGGAAGTAAAGGTGGTGCATTTGATGGAATGCAAGAGTTTACTAAACTTAACTTAGGACGACTTATATTTGGAATTGGTGGACTTGCTGCATTGATGGTAGCAGTTGGTGGATTGTCTATTCTTGCAGGGCCAGCATTAGGTGCAGCTGGAATAGGAATTGCAATATTAATGACAGCACTAGCAGGTATGGGTTTTGCTTTAGGAAGTTTTGCAAAGAGTATTAAACCTTTTGAAACTTTAAATACCAGTAAAATTGTAAGTAATATAAAAGAAGTATCTTTAATTTCTAAAGACATTAACAGGTTATTAGATGATACTAAAGGTAGTTTTTTTAGTAATGTTGGACTTGCAATTACTGGTCATCCTCTTGCAAGATTAACTGAAGCACTTAAAGGTTACGATGGTGACATGAGACAATCTATTGATAATTTAAGTAGTTTAAAAGGTGCATTGGCAGAATTTAAAATACCACAAACAACTATGGGACAAGCAATTGCAGACTTCTTTGGAGTCGGTGGTGTTGACCAACTAGAAAATCTTGCAACAATAGATATAACGCCAGGTATTGGAAATGAAATATCTCAGCTTGCAACTGGTGTAGATTTGATAGCAACTGCATTAGGTGGTCTTGACAGTAATAAAGTCGATTTACTTGGTGACTTAAAAAACAATCTCAGAGGGATGTCTTCTGTTAATTTAAACTTTAATGCAGCTGGTGTTGGAACACCACCATTAAATTCACCAGAGAATACTGCAACTAATAATGCACCTATAATTTCACAAGTGATATCTAGTCCTATTCAAAATAATAGTACTAATGTTAGACAATCATATACTGCAACTGGTTCTAAGATGGGTCAACACTCGTCTTTACACTATCCAAGTCTACAATAATCCCATATCTTTACCCCAAGGCCCTTCATAGTTGGGTTTAGGATACTTATCTTTTCTTTTATACTTAGTTTTATCTTCATGAATTTGTGATTGTCCATGTTTAGGTGTCTTCTTGCGTGGTTTGACCTCTGGTTTTTTCTTACCAAATATAGTTTCCCAGTTATCTTGATATTGTGTTGGTGTTTTTGAAGGTCTCTGTTTTGACCCTTTCCCACCATGCCATTTGGTCATTACAGAACTCCATTATAAGAATGTTAAATTGGCCCCTCGTCTATTTTGACATAATAGTCTAATAACCCGCCACTTAACCGATATCCACTGCCGCATCGATATCTTACCTCGATTGTATACCCAAACCTCGTCCATCCTACTTGGTATAACTCACTCGTCAATAACACGAGTCCCCTAGGTCAATCCCTTTAGTGCATAATATATTTATAAATCAATTTACTTTGGATTGACAATCCTTACACATCATTTGCAAGTTTTTGGAAGTATGAGATTGACTCGTCTTCCTCTGCATCTGTTGATACAGATGTAGGTTCTGCAACTGTTGGTTCTGGACTTGGAAATGCAACATCATCAAAATCTGATGCAGTTGAAGCTGCAGTAGCAGTCGATGCTGTCATTCCTAAAACTCTATCGAGTTTTTGTTTCAGTTCATCATAAGATTTGAACTGGTCTGGTGCAATCACCTCTTGTAGAGAATGTTGACTATTCCAAACTGCTTCCATTTGTGCATCATCTTCTGATAATGGTTTTGGAGTTGCAAATTCAGACTTATCATAGTTCCAGTAACCATCTACTTTACGAACTTTGATTTTAAAGTCTGCACCTTCCCATAAATCAAATGGATTCATAGGTGTTTCATCTTGAAACTGTGGTTGCATTTGGTCTTTCAACATTTCAAAGATTTTCTTCCCATATCTGAACAATTTAACTTGTCCTTCATTCTCTGGATGAGTTGGGTCAGAAACGATAAGAACATTAGACACATAGTGTAACCTTCTTTTTTGTTTCCTAGCAATATCTTTGTTTGCCTCTAATCCAGTATTCCACAATTCAGTATTGTGTTCTGATACTGGGTCTTTGTCGTTAAGAGTAGTCAATGACTTCTCTATATACCATCCACCTGGCCCTTGAAAACCATGGTCGAAGTATTGAACCCATGGCATATCTTCACCTTGGGATGCTGGTAAAAATCTTACAACTGCATAACCATTACCAGTTTTATCTAAATCGATTTTCCAGTATCGGTCATCATTGTATGATTTGGTTTCATTTCCACCAGAAGTAGTTTCCAGTGTTTTTTGTAAGGTGTCGAATCCACCTCTAGATTTTTTTAGGTCTTGAAAAGACATAATTATTTCCTCGTATTAGCATTGTATTGCATTTTATTATTATTGTATTAAACCAAGTATTCATCCAATGGAGAAACACTTAATTCATCCTTCATTATATAATAGTCTATGTTTGGAAATCTGTCAACTAAAGTTTTTAGTTGGTCTGTCTGGGATATCCAACCTTGGTCACCAGTCTCAACAAGTCTGTTGTTTTCTGGGTCGTCTTCTGTCCCATAACATCGAGTTCCAGCATAGATGTTATTATATTTAGTCGAATCGTAATTCCAAATAGAATCAAATCCGACAAAAACTACATTATTGTAGTCATGGTTCATTGATGCCATTGCAGCTGCAGTAGTACCAGCAAACCAATTCTCGAAAAGATGGTAGTCATCCCATGGGCCACCTATCTTTGTAATCTTATAGTCATCCTCTATCCCTATAGTTTGCATTTCTAGGATACCAACATTACCATTACCCTTTCCATGCATAGTCACTTTAGAATGACTTGGGTCTATCCATTCTCTTACTGGAACACCCATTGTTTCTTTTATTACATTGTATTCTTCAAATCCTAATGGGTCATCCCATTCACCAGAAAAATAACAATGATTATATTTTGGATATGTTGATTCACAACACTCACCCATAATACTGACATCTATAATAGTGAGATAGTCTGGTGTATAGTCACGATATAGTGCATTACACCCCCATACATCCCCACTAAGGACATTTAAATCCAATCCCTGTCTAGATGTCCCATTACCTATAATATATGCTGTATGACCCTCTGAGAGGTTCAGATAAGATACAAAGTCTTTCTGTGTATTACTTCTTTCTAGTGTTTCAACTGTCATATATTTCTAGTACTTTTTGTTTTAACTTTTGATTGTTGTATCCAATGAACCCTTGAGTTTTTTGTATTCTTCTTTGTAGTTCAGGCCAAACATATTGTTCTGTAATCTTTATGCGGGAACTCCATCCAATAAGGGAGTCGAGTAATACTCCAGTGGGTAATGATATGGATTTGGATAAAATATTGTTAACGATGATAGGATGACTAGAATCACCAATATCAAATAGATTGTCCAGTTTTGTCTCAAGTGAATAAAGATATCTGATATCCTTCTCAAAACAGTAGAGTAAAGATTGGTTGTATTTTTTCCATTCTGTATAATTTTCTTTTGCGTCTTCACCGAATAAATCTCCTATCCAATAGTCTTTATGCATAAAGTTTGCAACATAGAAGTCTTTAAGAGTTTCTCCATGTTGTTTTCGTAACTTAGAGAATTGAAACTTATCAGACCTTTTGAGAAAACTCTCAAACGATGCACTAACTTTACCATTATATTTGTTAAAATCATAATCCGAATTGTAATGTAATTTGATACCGAGGTACAATTGATACGATTCATATCCGAACCTTGCATTGACATTTTCATAACCATGCCAACTCACTCTTAATACCTATTCGTTCTTTTATAAGCTTCCAATGCTTGTTCTTCACGAATCTTATCAATTTTAATCTTTCTTTTCCACCCATTCATTTTCTTTTGTCTTACAGAAGATGGTTTTTCATAGTATTGTCTTTCACGAACTTCTGCAACAACACCACTTCGTTCACATTTCTTTTTGAATCTTCTCATCAAAACATCAAATGGTGGTGGCCCATCATGTTTCTTTGGTTTTCTTCCCCATTCTTTTGACCTCTGTGGTCTACGATTGTTATATGGTTTCATATTGGTAATTTACCTTTTCCTTTCTTTGAGTTTGGTTTTAACATATTATAAGACATTGCATCAACTTCTATTTTTTCTTTTAGAGGTGGTGTTATCAAATTCTTTACTGATTCTGGGTCTAGATGTTCTTTTTCACAGTAGTATATAATTGCATCTATGTAATTAAGACCCTTTTCTAATACAACTTTTTCTATTGCTTCTGCAAATCTCTTTTTAGTTAGTATCATTTATTACCTTTGTTCCAAGATGATACCCAATTTGCACCATCCTTTTCTGCTTGTTGGAATACTGCATTAGTTACCATGATTGGTATAAGGACTGCCATGTGAATTATGATTGACCAAACAATACTATATCCTATCCAGTTCATCCAGTGTAATGCAACTACACCAAAGTAACAAGACCACATTACAAATAATGCCATCGTGAAGTATCCTTGGATTGAGGGGTCTTTAATATGTCTTAGTGGGTTGTATCGATTGTCCATGACAAGTCTCCAACAATTGACAACCCAAAAGATTAATCTTTTTAATTTATCCATAATATAATTATACTACCAAACTCTATTTTGTCAAGTCTTTAATATCCATAACCATTTGGGTCTTCCCATTGGTTGTGTTTCCTATGTGCAATTTTCTCTTCCCAGTTCTCTACTGCTTTTTTGATTCCTTCTTCTGCAAGGACTGAACAGTGTAGTTTGATAGGTGGTAATTCAAGAGCTTCTGCAATTTCTTTATCTTTAATTTGTTTTGCTTGTTCAATTGTTTTACCTTTGAGCATTTCAACAAACATTGTCGATGACGCAATTGCACTTCCACATCCATAGGTTTTGAATTTGACATCTTCTATCAAATCTCCATTCATCTTAAGGTCGAGTTTCATGACATCACCACATGCTGGAGCTCCAACTAATCCTGTTGCAACATTAGGGTCTTTAGGGTCGAACCTACCTACTGCGTGTTTTTCTGGATTGTTTAAAACAGATTCGAATCTGTCTACAACTTTTTTTGAATATGCCATATTTTTTTAAAAATTAAGTTTATAACTATTATAAATATAAGTGATGAATATCTATAACTAGATAGAATATCACTATTTTAACCCTATAACTATTTATAAGAGGAACAATTCCCATGAGTCGTGCTGTTAATTATATTATTGAACATCGATGCGAAATCTGTGATAAAATTCGAGACTACTTTTCATTCTCATTTTTTATGTTAGCACCTTTAGCAATACCATTTCTAATAATGTGGATGGCTAGTTACTAAACCTAGTAACCATACTCCATTTTATAACTGTCTCTAAGTTCTAATAACTTGGTGTGGTAATCTTCACTCGGTTTTTCTACAAACAATTGACTTTCACCTGTATTCACTGCAATCATTGTGATTAGTGAATGAATTTTTTTACCTGTAAGTTCTTCAAACATTTTTGCATATGCAGTTTCTTGTATAAAATAGTTTTGTATCCATTTTCTTTCTTTAGGTTTTGCACTAGTCTTAAAATCTATTACTGATATTTTACCTTCCCACTCTGCAATACAATCTACCCTACCAGCAAGTTGTAGTTCATGAGAGTAAAGTGGTGCTTCAAGTGCATGAACAGTTCCTATTTGATTTAATTCTTTTTCTAGTGAAATAAATGCTTGTTGTGTTGTAGGCATTGCAGATTTAAACTTCTCTTCAAAGTTATCATTCTTAATATAATCTTCAAATAATTGGTGTGCAGATGTTCCATGTCTTGCAGCCTGAGTTGATATTTTATTTGCTTTCTCAGCACCAACTCTCTTTCTCCATTCTTGGATACCTTTTCTATTCATCAATCCAGTGACCGATGTTACCGATGGATACTTCTCACCTGTTGGTGTAATGTAATATCTTTTACCATCTACATTTTCAGTAGGTAAAGATTCAAATCCATATTCTAATATGTCAAAAGTTTTCATGGAAATATTCTTTGTGGTTTTACATCCTCTGTCATTGCATCAAGTTCATCTACATTATGTTTACCATAAATTGTAACTTCATAGGTATCTTTTACTTTATCAAACTTAACCTCAAATGGTAGTTCATACCCTTTACCTTGTAGTATTGCAACTCTATCATTGAACTCTCTGTATTCGTCTCTTGTCAAAATTGCACTATTATTGACCATCATTATAACTCCCATATGTTTTATTTCCAATTGCACCTCTATATCCAACATCAAATGATATTGAGTATGAAGGTTCACCACCCATCCAATGTGCAGAGTGTGATATCCATGATGGATGTATAATTATCGTTCCTTTTTTTGCTGTAACTCTCATATAATCTTGATTAAAATCTGATTGATTCTTAACTTCTGGAAAATACATATTTTGATATCCAGCATTAGGATTTGTAAAAGAGACATAATGATTTGCATCCTCTGGATAAAAAGACCCACACCAAATACAATTTTGATGCCAATGAACTGGTAACAAAGGTCTTCTTTCATCATAAATGTTTAACCACACTTGATTACATTTCATTGGTTGGGCAACAAACCCTACATCTTTTACCATATTTTCACAACATTCTATAATTTGAGCTTCTAAATCTGGTAATTCTAAAGGTAATACATTTCCTTCATAGATACCTTGTCTATTATTTCCTTCTATCCATTTAGGGTCGTCTGGTATTTCATATTCGTAATCAATTTTACCAACAAAAAATGGTGTTGAAAACATTGATTCAGTTTGTCCTTCTAAAATCATATTAATCTCCTCGTAAATCTTTACAGATTGCTTTATATGTACCAACCTGTTCTCCAGTTTCAACCACTCGTTGAACTCCTGTTTCAGTTATAATACCATCATTATTTACAAATGATGTATTTTCTGTCTCTAATGTTTGACCTACCAATATACCTTTATCATATGTATGACTAATTTCTATAATAGGACAAAACCTTCTCATTGCAAATAAACAATTAAGACCAGCAGTTGCATCACCAACCGCTCCTCTTGCAGGCCCACCCATTTTTGTCCTAGGGTTATTTTCTATTGAATGAAATTCTTTTACAGTTAGAAGAGTAATAAATCCTTGTGCTTGTTCATTTTCAACTCTGACTCTCCACCCCCAAAAGAAATCTGGGTCAATCCAGTTACATGATATCATTTGATTAAATGCAGAAGGTCTATTTTGTTCTTGGGTTTCAGTAAAGACACCCTTTCCTTTAATCAATCCCCTATCTTCTGATTGGGCTTTCATAGTTTCTAGTACAGTCTCGTCACTTGCAAAGGGACTGAACCCCTCGTCTTTTATATATTTTTGTATATCCATTATTTTTTATTTAAAGGTTTCCCTTCTTTTTTCATTTGTTGTTGAATCTTTACATGTTTATCAATAATTGCATCTGTTTTAACTTCTGATGCACTTCTTCTTTTAGTTGCTTTTGCAAGTTCACTTCTTGGATGTGCATCTGCAACTTTAGATAACATTTCATTAAACCCACCACTATTACCTAGTCCACTTCTATTACCAATACCAGAAACAATTCCTGGCGTACCAGTGATAACTTGTTTTAGATGTGGGTTTCCTTTCTTGTATTCTTGTAAGTCATTCCAAGTCATCAGCACATCGTGTTGTTCACCTGTTTCTTTATCTTCTAAAGTATATGTTGGCATTATGAAGCATATCCAGCGTGTGTTTCTATATC